TATTGTGTTTTACCAGAACTAAACCAGTTCTTTCCCATAGGTGTTCTAGAATAAAGTTCCTCGGCATAAGGAATACACATCTCCTCAAGTGCAGTGATTGTATCTACTGCAACATATTTATAGGGATTGCCAGCATCTTTAATTGCTTTACCAATGTGCTTAATTTCTTCAACAGAACTTGCCTTAATCTTTATAGCGTCAATATAATCAGCGCCATTTTCTAAATCAAGAATGAGACAGTTCTCTAAGTTGGCAAACAAGGTTGTTTTACCAGTTTTAGGTTTTGAGAAAATAATAAGATTGCTAGGACTATGCGATTCAGCCTTAACTTTTTCTAGAGGTAATTTAATTTCCATGTTATTTTACTAATTCATTTAACCATTTCTTTGTACTAACAGGTTTCTTCAACAATATTGCAGCTAAATCACGTATGGTTAGCTGATCAATAGGCGCATCACTATTAGGATCTAAGATTTCATCAAAGTCCATAGTCAGTGGTGCAGCTGGTGTACCTTTAGTTGCAATGGTTTTCTTTTCTACTTTTCCAGGTATGTTAACCTTTACTAACTCAGAAGCTGGAATAAGATATCTTACTTGACCATTAGCCATAGGCTCGGTGGTATCATATTCTTCCAACCAATGTGGGTTATAACGCCACATATATAAGGTGCGATTAATATCTTCAGGATCTTTAGATTGGCTAACAGCTTCGGTATAAACATCTTGTTCTTTACGTAGCTCACCAACAAACATACTAAAGTGCATTTCATCTTTACCTTGTGGGCGATAGATTAACTTAGGAATGTAAAGTGCATCAGGAATGCCTAAAGCTTCAAATGTACTTTCATGGTACTTTCTAAGTTCCGTGATTTTGTCTTTTGGATTTTCTGCTTTTGTTGCTGTACTTATTGACATAACTTATTAAAATTTAATTTTTCTTTCTTGTTGTGGCGGCGTAGCCATTTCAACAATTCTCATCTTCTCAAACTCAGCCTTAAAGAAACTCATTCTAGCATCACCATTACGGCATTTGATAAAATGCATTACAAGAACCTTATCATCCTCGATAATATATCTATCGGGTCCGTATAAGCGTATCTTTTGTTTCCCAGGCCTATTAATGCCAACTAAAGTATCAGCATGTTGCAATAAAGCGTCAGCTCCAAATAGGTCAGACTCTAATATGAAATTACCATATTTACCGTCCTCACTACGCTCAGGATTATCAATATTCCTATTAAGCTGACTTAAGATGATAAATGCTATAGGATACTTACGTTTAAGTTCCGTTAGCGCCTCACCTAAATTATACAACGTGTCATACTTGTCCTTCTCGAAGGGTGCCTTCTTCAACAAGAGCGAGTGGTCTAGTGTTACAATTGTTTTCTTAAAGACTTTTTCCCCATCTTCATCAGATTCAGCATAGTACTCCATGTAGTCCTTAATGATTTCTTTAAACTCATTAACTGTACAAGGGTCCTCTACGATATCTATAGGGTACTGGACTCTTTCTTTAGCGTAATTATAACACACTTGTAGATCTTCATCGGTAATTGTCCCTGCAGCACTGCATAAGTACTTATAGGGTTTACCAAGTACACTGGAGTATTCACTGATAGCTGAAGTACGAGCTATCATTTCAAACTGAAATTCCAGTACTCTAAAGTTTTCACCTTTGTTCAAGATAAAAGCTTCACGTACTATTTGATCTTTGATTAGAGTTTTCCCACTTGCTGGTCTTCCGCCAATAACCGTCATTGAGTTCCATTCTAATCCGCTAGTTGTAGCATCATTAAACTTATCCCAGGGTGTCTTTAGACTTTTAATTTGTCCTTGTTGACGCCCTTTCATGTACTTCAAAGAGTCAAGAAATCCTTCGCGCTGGCTTTGCCAGGACGTATTTTTTTTCTTTGTTGTCATATCTTAAGGATAAAAAACCCCGTGCTTAGTCGGCACGAGGTAGTTGTAATTTTTGCATTACGAATGTATAAAAATAATTTAGTAAAAGCAAAATAATTTCAATACAAAAATATTGGCCTAAGCTAATATCAATAATAAACTTATTGGTAATGAACCAAGTAAGTATGGAAAAAAAGATACTAACACTCATTGCTAACATCCCTTCCTTAGTAAATAGTCTCCTAATCATACTACGTTATCACTAAAATGTGGTGCGTCATCTTCATCTTCACCGTTAATAATTATCTCACAGTAGTTAGCAAGCTCTGAGTCCCAAGACTTATCAGTATTTTGCTTACGTATAAAGTACTGCGAGTTTTTCATGTACATATAGTTAGTCTTTTCATAAGTCTCTATATAGTACAATGTTGCACGTAGAATTGTATCCCAATCATACGTATAATTTTTAAAGAACCATGTAAAAGCGTCTTCAATATTCTTTTTGTTAACACGAGCTGCTTTACCACTAGGTAGTTTACCTTTGGGAAAAATCAAAATGTATTTTTCAATATTGTCGCTAGCATCTATAGGTAAAGCATTTTTAACATTAGAGTTAAATCTTACAACTTCTAAACCTTTAGAAGTTAATTTACCTTCACTATCTATAAATTGTTTTTGAATCATAGCTCGCATTTCTAATGGCACTTTTATATTTTGTGGTGATGTTCCATTATATATAGACCATAGTAGATAATAAGCATTAGGAGATATCCCAATAGTTATAAGATGGTTAAATAGTTCTTTCATCTTCTAATTCTTGTAGCTTCAAATTTACAAAGGTTTCTTTTCTAGAGTTAAGAGTTTCCATAATTTTATTCCATACGGATAGTATAACCCTATCTCCCATCTCTATAGCATTAGTTACAACAGATCCCGCGTGTATCATATTAGAATGGTGAGATACTTTAGCACCATGTCTATTGTTTAATACTCTTACCATATGCGAGTAGCTAAGACCTAATTCTACACCAATAGTATAGGTAACTTGTCTAATAGCCACAGCTCTTTCACCACGGTATCTAATGTTCTTGCTGAATGCTGCATCAACAGGGAATAATTCTTCCACTATATCTACTAACTCATTAAAATCTGTGATGCCAATAACTAGTTTATTAAAGGTCAAGTCAGTCTTATTATAATTACTAATGTGTTTAATAGCATTATTAAAAAATTTATTAACAGCACTATTAAGTTCATGGTTTAATCTTAATAGATCTTCATTGATGCCAACTCTTAGGTCAGCTATCTCTTGTTTGGGACTCTTCCTCTTTTTCATATTTTCTATATTCTGTTAAATGAATATTAAAGTAACGTCTATGTTTTAGATCATTACTCATTTCTTCTACAATTTTTTTAGCTGTGTCCAGCTTAATACCAAAGATGGATAAGCCATCATATAGGCATTTATTTTCTACATCAGATCTACCAGATGCTGATATGATAAACCACATTTCTCCAAATCTTGGATCAAGTTTAGCAGTTACTTTTATCTTACCAGGAAATTCTCTGCTGCCCATTTTCTTCTAAATGTTGGTTAATTTTATTCCACATATCATTACAATCCCATTTGCTACCATTATAAGCAGCGCTAGCTGGATGCGATACCATAATCTTACAATTACTATCTGGTACCATATCAGCAAATTCTTGGGCTTTCTTACCTAGAAATACATAAACTAAATTGTCTTTAGCATGTGTTAGTATATCTAGGAGGTATGCGATAAATGGTTGCCACAATTCTTGATGTGTACCTGGCTTACCAATAGTTGTAGTTAATGCTGAGTTCAACATTAATACACCTTGTTCTACCCAGGGTGACAAATCTGCGCTTCCTACATATCCCACATCAACTGTTTCTTTTATACTAGCATGCATATATTGTAAAGACTTCTCAATCTTACCTGTATTACTACAGCTAAATGCAATACCATCAGCAACACCTAATTGTGGATATGGATCTTGTCCTATGATAACTACTTTAACGTCATCTAAAGAACACTTTTCTAATGTAGTAAATAAACTTTTAACAGGTGGAGTAAAGCGTTTACCTTGCTCAACTTCTTTTACTAACTTTTCTAAGATATCATCCATATCAGATGATAACACAAAAGTGCGAAGTTTATTCCAACCTCTATCCTTTACCTTATCGTAAAGTTTCTGGCTAATTTCTTGTATATTAATTTCTTGAGTCATAAGTTTGTATAAATTAAAAACTATGTCAAAGAAGAAAACACAAAAGGTAAAAGTCATTGATAAAGATTGTATTATCAAAGCTGAAATACCCGGTATTTTCTACTACAGATTTAATAAAATGCTTGGTGAACACTTTGAATATAAAGAATATAAAGACAAAGAGCACTTTAAGCAAATCATGGAAGATATAAAAGAAGGCAAGCAGGAAACCCCACTCGCCTATCATATTTATACCGTAATGGCTTTTCAAATTCTTTTAGAAGATCTTGCTGAAGAGCAAGGTTTAATGAAAGAAATTGAAATAGATTTAGAAACAGGAGAAAGAATTAATATAGGGGAAAACCTACAAGCTCCCCAATCTCAATCGACGCCTGAATAGCCATAGCTAATTCTTCCTTACTACAATCTGCAAAGGATCTACAATCTGTATTATTACAGAGACCTGCTCGCAACTTAACCTGAAGTTTCATATCTTCAAAAGAGTCACCGGTGTAGTTAGCAAGCTCTCTGATGTGCTTATGAACTTTACTCAATTGAGCATAGCTGGCATCAGAAGTTTGGGTCTCATAAGTAATGATAACAGTATCACCTTCTTCAAGCCCTTTGATAAATAGACCTAGCTTAGCAGATCCTAGTGGATCTATCTCTAGATTCTTATTTACTACTTTTGCGCGTATACTTACGGGTAGTTGGTCTGCCATTTTCTTTAGGTTTATTTTTACTTCCTTTAGGTCTTCCGGGCCCTCTCTTAGCAACCTTAGGTTTATTATTAGCTGCCATAAGCTTTCTATATGAGCTAAATATTTCCATGTACTTATCTAATAAGTTCACATAAGAGTTATCACTAGCAGCAACCTCATCTTTAAGATTTTTAATCTGCTTTCTGCTTACTTCTAATAAGTAATCCTGCACAAATACCGCCTACTAAGCCAGCACCTGTTAATACACAAACATCAATTAGTGTTACCATTTTTTAAGGTTTTAAGTGGAGATAGGCTATACCTTCTTCCACGGTTATATAATCAATTTTTAATCCTTGCCATTCATATAAGAATTCTCCCATGTCTGTACCGCTAGTTTCTTCACCGTGCCATTCTGCTTGTGCAGTAATGTACGGTCCACCACTAGGGTCTATCATGGAGAACTTATAGTTAGGCATCTCTGTTTCACCGGGCCATCCTCCTACACGGAAGTGCTCGGTAAACCCTGTCATCTCTATGACATTGTCTTTTTTCTCAAAGGTGATCACATCACCATACCTGTTTCTATACTGTGTCTTCATACTAAAATATATAACGTATTGTATTCCAAGGGATTAGTAACTCATGCAAGGCTCTAAACTGGTAGATATAATCTGCCTTAAGCTTATGCTCATAGCGGATATTTAACTGACCATTACTAGAGATTTTATTCTCTTGTATATCAGGCCTCCATAGTAGATCTTCCCCGGGGATATTGTTAGCAAGATTATATTCATGCTTCTTCTCATTGTGAGTAAGAAATATAACCTCAGACTTTATACCCTTTTCTCTCTTATACCTAGCATACACAATTTTATCTACCAACATAAACAAATCCCGGTAGTCTTCTAACCAAGTATCTGTAACTATAACAGGACTAAAGTTAATGTGTACATCATAGCCAGATTTAATGAAATAATTAATAGCATCTATCCTATCTTCTATAGGACTGGTATCAGGCTCTAGTATATCAGCATACTTCTGCGGCATAAGACTAAATCTAATACGGGTTCTACTAGGATGAGTCTCAATAAATGACAGGTTATAGTTTACATGCTTAGTAGCAAATGAGAACATCATATCCTTACCTTTTGGGTAGTCAAATATCTTCTGTAAGTCATAGTACTTAGCATGCAAAGCTAGATCTTCATTAGTACCTATATCATAGGTAACTCTAGTATCATGTGTTTGATTAGGTTTGTTGGTATCAATCCACCCATAATAATAAAGATTCTCATGATGCCTACCTATAGCATCTAATACATCATCTACATTTTTTGCAATCTGTAATCCGGTAGGACGGTGCCTCTTCATGTAGCAGTAACTGCAGTTGAATAAACATCCGTGTCCAAAGCTAGGAGCAATGAAGTCCGTGCTTCTACCTGATTCAGTTATTTTAAGTTGTCTTCTGGTTACTTCCTTTACTAGACTCATTAGCTAACTGCTTTATCTTTTTCCGTACTATATCAATGCAGTCATCTATACCCTTATACGGGTTTAGATAGGGCACAGTTTTATTATTACGCAAATTATCCATCTGCATAACAAGTTCTTCTAATACCTCTTTCACATTACCAAGTAATACAGACAGCAGCTTCGTTAACTAGGAAGTATAAAGCACCATCAATGTCAATAATCTCTGCATTAGCAAGAGCGTTACCTACATATACCAAACTACCTGGTTCTACTATAGTACATTCAGTACCTACAGCATGTACCTTAAGCTTAGTCCAGCTTTTCATCCACTCTTTTTCCATAAGAGCTTCTGACTCATCCGTTAATAACACCTGAGACTCAGGTTTAACAGGCTTCTCAATGAGAATTCTTTTTCCGTGCAATTTCATAATTGGTTTTTTAGTTTAACAAATATACAATACTCTACCTTAATTCCTTATAAGGTGGTACATCTTTATTATGCTCACAGCATGACTTACATACATATACAATGATAACCGTCTTATACTTAAAGGTTATGTTCCTCATGTAGTTCTCAGGTGGTACCATTCTACCGCAGCATACACACTGGTGCTTAACCCTGGTATAAACTATTTTATCTTTAAGGATGGGTAAGTTCTGTATCATCAGGATCAGTTGTTGTACCTACAGTTATCGGGTCTACATATACAGTATCATTAGGAGATGTGACTACCGCTGGATAAACTTTAGTATCAACATCTTTCCATGCTAGGTACATTGCTATTGTACCC